CAGATGGTCGGCCGGTTGTCCTTTCGTCGTACTGGTACCAGCGCGAACGCGACGGCGACCTGACCATTCATCCACTTCCAGAGCCAGCTGACGACGGCGGAACCACAGCGCTGGAAAAAAAGAACGCTTCCACCAAACCCCGGGCCAAATAGGCTCTTCTTCCTCACTGCTGCATTTTTACAAAGGACTACGCCATGGCCGACAACGTCAGCTTCCGCGATATCCCGGCCGACGTTCTGGTGCCGGGCCAATACATCGAGATCGACAGCTCGCGCGCCGATCAGGGCACGCCACCGATCCCGCGCAAAATCATCATCATCGGCCAGAAACTGCCCGGCGGTACCGCCATTACCACGCCGCCAACTGAATCCCAGGTGGCCAGCGCCGACCAGGTGATCCAGCTGGGCGGCCGCGGCTCGCTGTTGGCGCAGATGGCCGTAGAGGCGTTCAAGGCCAATCCCTACGGCAAATTCACTGCCATTGCTGTCGATGATCTTGTTGGCGGCGCCGCTGCCACCGGTTCCATCCTGGTCGCCGGGCCCGCCAGCGCAGCTGGCACCATCGCGCTCTACCTGGACGGCACCCTGGTGCAAATCGGCGTGAGCGCCGGCGACACGGCAGCCCAGATTGCAACGGCAATCGCCGCTCGCATCAACGCAAACCCGGATCTGCCGCTGTCCGTGCCAGTGGCGCCAACGGCGGCCACCGTCGCCCTGGTGGCCAAGCATAAAGGCGAGTGTGGCGTCGACATCGACGTGCGCCATTCGTTCTACCTGGGCCAAAACCTGCCCGCCGGCGTGGCGCTGACCATCGCGCCGATGGCTGGCGGCACCGGCAATCCCGATATCGGCCCGCTGCTGGCGGCAATCGCCGGAGACGACCGCGTGGTGCTGATCTGCCCATGGACCGACAGCAGCAACATGGTCAAGATCGAGGCCGACTTTGCCGAACGCTACGGCCCGATGAAGCAGCAGGAAAGCCACTGCTTCGCCGGCCTGTCAGGAAGCTACGCCACGCTGGTGACCTATGGCGCCGGCCGTAACAGTCCGCACGTGTCTATCATTCCGCGCGAGGGCAATATGGTCGCCCCCTGGCGCCTGGCGGCATCGGTTGCCGGCCTGTGCAGTCTGCGCGGCACAAGCGACCCTGCGCGACCCTACTACGGCATGGTGTTGCCCGGCATCCCGGCGCCAGCGGAAAATGCCCGCTTCGACACGCCCACCCGCAACAATCTGCTCAAGGCCGGTATTTCCACCCTGCGCTACGACGCAAGCGGCGCCGCGTTCATCGAGATCGTGGCCACCACCTACAAAACCAACGCGTTCGGCGTGCCCAGTCGTGCCTATTTCAAGCTGCAGAGCAAATGGACGGCCGATTACTTCCGCTACGCCTGGAAACGGTTGATCGCCACCCGTTATCCAGATTTCAAGCTGGCAAACGATGGTACGAATTTTGCACCTGGCCAGCCTATCGTCACGCCCAGCGTGCTGCGCATCGAGACGATTGCCCTGGCGCGTGATCTGGAATATGCGGGCATCATCGAAAACGTCGACCAGTTCAAGCAGACGCTGGTAATGCTGCGTTCAAGCGCCAATCCGAACCAAGTTAACGCGGTAGCCGCACCGAACCTGGTCAACCAGTTCGATGTATTCGCGGCCGCCATCCAGTTCATCAATTAACCCAGGCAGCGGCTGGCCGGCGCGTAGGCGCCACCAGCTGCAAGCCATAACACAAGGAGCACCACATGGCAGCATTGCTTGCCCGGCTGAAAATGACCTTCAACGGTCAAACCTACGCCACCGAAGAACGCAGCACCGAAATCGATATCGGCGGAGCCGATAACGAACCCGTCGTTGATGCGGCAAAAAATACCCACACTGCTGAAAAGCTGAATCCGGGTATGTTCCGCTGCACCCTGCTGGCCATCGAGGGCTTCAAACTGCGCCCGGTGCAGGAGATGGACAAGGGCACCATCATCGCCGAAGGCAACAACGGCTTGAGCTACGTCATGCGCAACGCCAAGTGCGGGAGCGCGCGTGTCTTCGGCGCCGGCGGCAAGATCGCGGCCACGTTCTACGGCGATGTGGAGGAAATGTAATGGCCACTTTTACCGGAGATTTCAAAAAAGGCATGAAAATCGGCGGCTCGACCTATAAGGATTTCGAACTGCGCGAGCTGACCACGGCCGACATGCTCGATGCCGAGCTGATTTCGCCAAGTAACAAGCCGATGAATTTCAATGCGGCAATGGCCAGCCTGCAGCTGGTGCGTGTCGGCGACTACACCGGTCCCTTCACGCTGAACATGATCCGCGCCCTGCACCCGAAGGACTATGACGCCATCGTTGATGGCCTGAACGAGGTAGCCAAGTTGGGGGAAGATTAATTGCCGCGAAAGGGGAAAGGCTGCTGTCTGTCCTCTTTCTCGGCAAGGTAACGGGTTGGGCTGAAGAAGAAATTCTGGCCATGCCCCGTTCCCGCTTCAACTTTTACATTGAACAACTGACAACAAACAATGAGGATGGCTGATGGCCGATCGGAAAGAAGATATCGCGGTCCGCATCGCCGTCGATTACGCCAAGGCCTTGGCGGACATCAACGCATTTGTGTCCGCCGCGGGAAAGTCATTCGAAGCGCTGCCGAAGTCCGTACTGATGGTGGCCAGCGCGGTCAATGTCCTGAGCGAGCGCAGCACCAAGGCCCAGGTCGATATCGCGCGCATGACCACCACGGTCAGCAACGGCATGAACGCCCTTCCCCAGTCCGTGCAGAACGTCAGCGACTCGGTGGACCGCCTGACGCAGCGCATTGAGCGTATGGGCCGCAACGACGGTCCGGAGCAGCTGCGCCGCAATATGCGGCAAGCCAATGACGAGGCGACAAAACTTGTCACCACTTTCGACCGTTTGAAATCAGCCGGTGCCTCCATCGGCGCCGGCATTGGCTCGGCAGCTGCTGGGCTCGCCGCAGGCAAGGCCGTGCTGATGCCCTACCTGGAGCCAGCACTGGACTATGGCGTCGCCTTGGCCCACCTGACTAACGTGAGTTACAGCGATCGCTCGACCGAGGGACGCATTGCCGGGAAAAAAGAGCTGGACGCCACGATTGTCAATTCCATGCGGTCCGGAGGCGGAACACGTGATACTGCCCTTGCCGCCCTGAATTCCATGATCGCCTCGGGTGCGGTAAGCACGGACGAGGCAAAATACATGCTGCCAGGCATCGTGCGCGGCTCCAGTGCCGCAAATGCGGTTCCTGAGCAGATCGCCGGTATTGCCATCCGTGGCCTGCAAAACTTCGGATTCAAGAAAGAAGATCTGCCTTCCGTGATCGACATGGCGCTGAACTCGGCCAACCTGGGCGGCTTCGAAGTCAAAGACATGGCCCGCTGGCTGCCGCAGCAGATGGCCGAGGCCGCTGCCCTGGGCTACAAGGGTAAACAGGGGTTTGCGCAGCTGCTGTCGCTGAACCAGGCCGCGATTACAACGGCTGCGACGCCTGACATGGCCGGCAATAACGTGGTCAACCTGCTGGCAAAAATCAATGGCGTCGACACCCAGAACGATTTCAAGAAACTGGGCATCAACCTGACAGGAAGCCTGCGTGCCGGCGTGGCCCAAGGCATTGATCCGCTGACTTCGTTCTCCAAGCTGATCGACGGGATCATGAAAAAGGACAAGGCCTACCAGGAACTGGAGGCCAAACTGAAAGGGGCCAGCGGCGCCGAGCGGCGCGACATCATCGAGCGGCAGATGCAGCTCCAGGAAGGAACCGCCATCGGCAAGGTATTGCAGGATCGTCAGGCCCGTGGCGCTTATCTGGCATTCCGCCAGCGCGGCGCGGCATTTACCGAAATGACTGAAAAAGTCTTGAACCATTCCGATGGCATGACCGATAAAAATTACGATGTGGTCTCCGCTCAAACTGGCTTCAAGCGGCAACTGGCCCTGAATGAGGAACAGAATGCGCAGACGACGGCACTGGACAAGCTCAACCCGGCGCTTGAGAAATACTATGATCACGTCGTCAAGAGCGCCAAGGCGCATCCCGCGCTGACGGCAGCAATCGAGGGCGGCAAGATCGCCGTCAACACGCTGACAGCTGCTGCCGCTGGCGCCTCGATTGCGCTACTTCTTCTTCGAAAAAATGCCGTGGCCGCGGCTGGCGCCATGGGAGGAGTTGGCGGTGCCGGTGGCCGCGCGGCAACCGGCGTACCATTTCGCAGCCTTCTGGCCGGAAGTCTTAAGGTCGCCGCGCCATTGGCATTGCTGGGCGCAGGCTATGAGGCCTACAGCGTCTATTCAGACGAAGAAATGACCCAGCGTCAGAAAAAAATTGCTTACACAGGCGTGGCCGGCGGTGCAGCTGGCGGCGTGATCGGCGGCGCAGCTGCA